AAACAAAAGGTGGAGCAATACAACATTTTTTAGACACACCAATTGCAGATAGTGATGGAGATGGAACTACTGATGAAAGTGATATTAATATTTTCACACTCGATTCTGATTATGATGAAACTGATAAAAGTGCAAATATTAGCTCTTTTAAAGTTAAATATGGAGTACTTAATTTAGATACTGCATTACCAACAGGTGATGATGAATTAGTTATTGAATATTATACTGCAAAATATCCTGTAGATAGGATGGTTGAAGTTACAAGAAGATTAACTATATTATATGCAACAAATTGGTTATTTATCACAGTGCCGTTTGAAAAATTACAAAGAGGTATCAGCACATGGAATATTAATAGTGTTAGTGTTCAATTTGATGCACAAGTGATGAAAGATACAGTTGAGAGTAATAAAGTATTAATCAAAGAAATTTTGATGAGATATAAAACATTTAGAGCAGTTCCTTCAACCTTACAAAAATTAAACTCCAATGATTCATATTGGAAAAATTTTAGAAATACTTTAAATTTTAGGTGAATATGACAGAAATTCCAGACTTGGATATAGATAGAGCAAGAGATGATTTTGGAGCAATCTTTGATTTAAATAGTTTATCAACTACAAGAATTAGAGATAGTGTACCAATGTCTGGTGACTTTTTTAATGAGTCTACATCAAACACAACTACAGAGACAACAATATATCTTAACATTCAAGGATTATCTACTGCAATCCAAAGATTAAGACAAGGTCATAATGATAAAGTTAAAACTTTACATGCATATGCCAAATATGATGCTGATATTCAAGAGGAAGACGTTATTAAGATAGTAACAACCAAGTTTACATTATATTTTAAAATTAACAACTACTCTGGTGGGTTAAAAGGTGATGGTCAATATGCATTCCAAGAAATGGATTTAGAATTAATTAAAATTTTATAATGACTATTAATATAACTAATGATATATATTTTGCATTAGCAAAAGTATATTTAAAAGCATTACAAGAAAGAACACCAGTTGCATCTTCATTAACATCTCAAATGTGGGACTTGGATATTGTTGATGATAATACCTTCAAGTTTTCAAATCCTAGAGGTGATATTGTTCTATTCTTAGAAGAAGGAACAAAACCACATATTATTACTCCGAAAAATAAAAAATCTTTAAGATGGAAAAAGGGCAATAAAGAATTTTTTGCCAAAAAAGTAAATCACCCAGGAACAGAAGCATTGCATTTTGTTTCTTCAATATTTAATGATGATAGTTTAGCAAAGAAGTTTGAAGAGGTTTTATGGGCTAGAGTTGAAAAGAAAATTGAAGCTGCTATTAAATAAAATATATTTTAATATATTAAATTATTAAACATAATTAAGTTAATAAAAACTTTAACTTCAAATATCCAAAAAACTGGTATTTAAATATGGCAATAGATAATAACCCATTAATATTAGCGTATCGACAAGTGCAAAGTACAATTAATTCTAATGTTACAGATATAAATGCTACAAGATTGGCTGCTGGCGGGCAATGGATATTTCCAGAATACCCAGAAGGTAAAGATTCTTATTATCCTATAATATCAGTTTTATTGAATACTATTAATTATAGTGAACATGGGGCTGGTAGATTTTTTGATTTTACATATTCAGAAGGATTAGCAACAGAAATGACATTAGGTAATTGGGCAGTAATGGAATTTAATGTTGTTGTATTTATTAAAAGAGACCAAAAGCAATCAGTTACTTTATTAGGTGAATTAACAGCTAAAAATATTCAAAATAAATTACAGGCAACATATTTACAAAATAAAGTTGCTAAAGCATTGGATAAAAAAAGAACAGATTTCACAGCTATAAGTATGGATATGAAGGTAGGAACTTTGGGAGAAGTTTATGAAGATAATGAATTTTTATGGGCATGTGAAGTGCCTATTACAATCACAGCTCCAAATTTATGGGGCGATACATACGAAGAAAGTGATTTAATTGCTGATTATATTTTAACAATAACAGCAGAAAGAGATGAGTAGGTGAATAATATGGCAAGGCAAAAAGAAGAAAATGAAACTAATATTAAACAAGAGAATTTAACTAAAAAAGCAGCATACAAATGGGCAAAAGAAGAACAATTAGACCCTGATTTATTTTTATATTGGGGGCTAAAATTAATTACATATAGTGAGTTTGAAAAAATTAGATTTAAAATGACTGGGAGGTAAATAAAAAATGGTATATAATCCTGAAGTTCGCATTTCTATTAATGAATCTATTTCATTAACGCAAGGCGGAAAGGAAACTATAATAATGATTATGGGGACAGCACAATGGGGTCCAGAAGATACTGTTCAAAGTTTTAGTAACTTTGGAAATATTTTGGACACATACAAAGAAGACGTTGATACACACTCAACAATAATTAAAGCAGCAGATTTAGCTTATGCAAATGGTGCAAAATCAGTTAAGGTTGTTAGAGTAACAGATAGCGGTGCAGCAAAAGCTACATTAGATATTGATGGAGCAGGACCAACTGTTGGAGTATTAACTTTCAACGGCAAATATAAAGGTGTATATGGAAATAATTTTACAGTAGATACAGATACACAAGGGACTGGTAGACTTGTAACAATAACAAATGGAGATTATGTTGAAGTGTTTGATAACAATGGAGATGCAAATGGTTATACGACAAATGCAGCAATTGCAGCAGCAATTAATGCTACTACTAATGGCAGTATTTTAGTTGATGTAGTTGTTAAAGCAGGTTCTGAAACATCTAATCTAGTTAATGTTTTAGGTGCAGCACAATCATTAGCAAGTGGTGATGATGGTAGCAATGGATTAGTTGCTGGAGATTACACAACATTATTTGATAGTGTATTAATAACTGAAGATTGGGATTTGTTAGTAATAGGAGACAGTGATAATACAAACCTTGAAAATGGTGATACATTTCAGACTTCAATTCTTGGAAAACTTAATACAAGAGCATCAACACATAAAAAATATAGTATGTTCATAACAGGCGTTATTGAAGATGAAGCTATTGCAACAATACAAGCAAGAACGACAAAAAATAGTAGAGTTGTATTATGTGCACCTAGTATTGCAGTAACTTCAAGAATTGACGGTAGTGATGCTGTTTTAGATGGTACATATTTAGGTGCTGCAATTGCTGGATTAATCGCTGGACAAGATATTGAAGTTGCAATTACTAGAAAAGTATTAACTATTAATGACTTACAAGTATTGGCTTCATCTGGTAAAAAATATTACAATAATACTGAAATTGAACAATTGTTAAGTGCTGGAGTTTGTTGTGTAAGTAAAATTGGCGGTGCTTTGAAAGTTGCACGTGGTGTTACAAGGGTATCAGATACAACTGAAATATATTATGAAATTAATATAAGACGAATTGTTGACGATATTAGAACAAGGTGTCAAATTTTATTAGATGGCTTTTTAGGTGATCCAAATATTTCAAGAGTTAGGAAAACAATAACTGCTGAAGTAGATGGATTATTAAATCAAGCTGTTGCTGATGAAGAAATTGTAGCATATCAAACAACACAAGTCACTGAAGGAGATGACCCTGATACAATAAATGTAGCATTGACTATACAGCCGACATTTGCAATAAATTTCATTAATGTTGTCATTAGTGTAAGTAGGATTTGAGGTAACTAAAAATGGTAAAACAACGTATAAATTTAAAGGACATTGATATTTCAATTAATGGAAAGATAATTGGTGGTGCTGAAGAATTAACTGCAACAGTTACTAGAGCAAATGAATTTGCAATGGAAGGTGGTGCATATAAGGCAGCTGAAATTGTAGACGGTAGCATTACAGGAGAAGGTAGTTTAACAAGAGCTTTTATAGATGTTGATTTGTTGAATGAAGTTTTTCCGAATACTAATTTAGCTCCAGAATTTACATTATCTGGCACCATTACAAGTGGTAAAACACCATCAAGGGATGTTAAATTATTCAGAGTTAAATTTGATAGTTTTGATATTAGTAGTTTATCTGTTGAAGGCTGGGCAAAAAATGTAATGCCATTTAAATTCATTGATTGGGATTTTAATTAATTTTTTTTTATTTTTTAAAAATCTGTGATGGAGGACTGAGAATATGAGAAAAGTAACTGAAGTTAATAGAAAAAAAGAAGTATATAATATTACATCATCTGAAATAAGAACTGGTGAATGGCTTAAATTATTACCACAAGATAATGATATGTTTGAATTTGATTATAAGAGCAATTATTTATCAATGCGTGAAGCACAAATAAAATCTGAGAAAGGTGAGAAACATGGAACTGAAAGAAAGAAATGAAGGAGTTAAAGAAGAAGTAAAAGAAAATTTTAACAAGATAGAAACTGAAATTATTGATGGCTTTCCAGAATGGATTAAAATAGATGCTAATGGAAATTATCATGTTTTTAATAGAGATGGTACGAAAAGCATTTTTGTAGATATATCAAATAAAAAAATTGATAGATGCATGAATAGAGCAAAAGGACATGGTAATGAAATTAATATGACTAAAGCACAATTAATGTTAATAAGTGAATCAATGATTGAGCCAAAACTTGGTGAATTAGAAATTGATGACATGCCAGGAAGTAAAGTAACTAGATGGAAAGCAGCAGTGATGAAAATATTTGACCTAGATAGTTTTTTGTAAGTCAGGAGATGAAATTGGAGAACAGTGCCGTTGAAAAAATGAGGGCTACAGTTTCTCTCCATTATAAAAAATTACCAAGTGAAATAGAAACATATGGTTTTTTAGAAATTGCAAAAGCATATAGTTATATAAGTTATGGCAGCAAAAAATCAACAGAAGAAAATATAGAAGAAATATAAAATGGCAAAAACATTTGAATTAATTTATAGAACTGAAGGGATTGATAAATTAACTAAAAGTTTAGAAAAAGCTAATAAGGTAAATAGTAAATTAAATAAGAATGTAAAAACATTAAATACATCTGTTGATAATTTAACTAGTGATTTAGATAAATTTTCTTCTGCTTTTGGTCATTTAGAAGACATAGGCATTCCTGGAGCTAATGCTTTAAATGCAGCTTTTGGGAAAATGAATTCATTAATGGAACTTGGAAAAACACATATGACAAAATTGGCTGCTAGTACAAGTGCTGAATCTGCAGGCATGGTCGGATTAGCTGGTACAACAGCAGTAGCAGGTGCTACTGGAACAGCTGCTTTTTCTGCATTGGCAGCTGGAGCATCTGCATTATGGGTAGCATTAGCTCCAATATTGCCCATAATACTCGCAGTAGGTTTAGCATTATTAGTATTGAAAAAATTATGGGATAATAATGTAGGTGGTATGCAGACGCATGTTGCAAAAATAACAGGGATGATTAAAAATAGCTGGGGCAAAGCAATGGTTAGCATAAATAAATATGTACGACAATTAAGCCCGTTGTTAAAACCTGTATTTGCAATTTTATCTTTTATTGTAAAACTACAATTTGGAATATTAATAGTTGCATTTAAAATATTAGGTTTTTTAATTAAACTTATTTTAGCACCATCTATTGCCTTAAGTAAAATAATGAAAAAGAATGCAGATAAACAAAAGGAATTATTTGCATCATTTATGAAGTTGGAAATTGTCCAAAAAATAGTAACTAAAATCAAAGATGCATTTGATGCTTGGAAACAAAAAATAAAATCAATAATTGATTTCATACAGCCATTAATAGATGCAATGATGAAAATATATGAATTTTTTGGATTAATAGAGGGTAAACAAAAGCAATCTTCATTAGGTGGTGCAGGCGCTTCATTTATTCCCCAAGCTGGAAGAGGCAATACCAGAACAACAAACAATAATGTTAATACAACAGTTATGAGTTCAGGACCAATCAAAGAACAAGATGCACCAAGAATTGCTGATTTGATATCGTCTTCAATGCTCAGAGGAGCAAGGAGTGGATAAATATGGTTGAATATATATTAACATATAATGATGGCGACCAAGATATTGAATATGTGTTATACTTAGTCCAATCTCTTGATTATAGTGCACCTCAAGCAATAATTAAAAAAGAAAGTGTTGGCAGTGATGGAGGATTAGTTGTTAATACAGGCAGATTGTTAAAAACTATTGCTATTAGTGGAAAATTAATACACAAAAAAATACAATATGGAACACGTGTGCTTATAATGAAAGATTATAATGAAATAAAAGATGAAATTGAAGATATAAAAGAAAGCGGTTATGTATTAACATTAAGAAGTCCTATGTCAACAAGTGATGCTGGTAAATATATAATTGAAAATTTCAGTTGTGCATTGCTAACAGGTGTCGGTAGTTATTTATCTTTCACTTTAAAGTTGGTTGAATATAGACAAGCAAATACTAAAATTTCATTGGTCAATTTAGTTGCTGTTGGACCAAGAGATGAATTTTTATCACGATATATAAATGTAAGTTTACAGGGTGCATAATGTTTATAAAAACTATTTTACAATTTCAATTAGGATCTTTAATTATTGAAACAAGAGAAGGTGATAATTTTCAAGGTAAAATAGATATGGATTCATTATATGGCACATTAACATTTACATTGCCTTATCAAGCATTAGATAATTTAACAGTTGCAACATCTGAAGGTCAGCAATCAACTATAATTTCAAGTTTAAGATTAAGGAAAAATATGTTAGTTAGATTGTATTTCAAAGAATTGCAAACTAATCAAGATGTTAATATAGAAGATATGGATTTAATTTTCAATGGTAAAATAAATAAAGTGCCTGTCAGAAAAGAAAAAACTAATATAGATTATACAATTGAATGTGAGGGAACTTTAGCTTTTAGTCATAATTCAAAACCTACAGTCAATGTTAATGAAACAGAAATAACAAGTATTCCTTATGTGATTTTACAAAGAGGCAATTTACAAGCAGGACCAGATAATGAGTTTGCATTATCAAATCCAAATCAAGTTCAAAATTTAATTCCTATTGCAGATGTTAAGAATTATTTGGGATTTATGAATGGGATAACAGCAAAAGTAAATGCTGCAAATACAACTGCTGATGTAATTAAAAGTTTTAGAGATAGATATGGCATTATTTTCATTCAACAATTAAGTGGTGAAGTATATGTTTATGCAATGACTGGCTTATTATTACAATCTCAAACAGAAGCATGGGAATTTGATACTAACAAAAATATTTTCAATATTGAATATACAGATACAACAAGTGATATTGATGCAGTGATTGTTTATGGTCGTGGTGGTGCTATTGGTGAAGCTTTAGATATTTTAAAGATACAATCTAAAGGAATTACTCCAGATATTAATGGAAATTATAATGTTAGAACATTAAGATTAGAAAGAAGAGATATATTTGATGAAGAAGCCTTACAAAAAATCGCAAGAGAAAAATTATTAGAAATTAATAAAAATAATTTAGTAACTTTTAGTACAAAATTCGACCCAGATTTTAAAATTGGAGATTTGTTCACAATTAATGACTATGACTTTTTTAGTGGCTCAGAAGTCTTTTTCATTAAAAGCATAGAATGGTCATTAGCGAAAACTGAATATGATTGCACAATAACAGGCTTTGCTAATAGTTTGGCATATTTGCCAGAAAATATAATTGATTCAAGTAGTTCAGTTGGATTAGCTGATGTTGATACATTAGGAATTACTACTAAAGTTGCTGGAGGAAGCTGGATAAGTTTTGCATAAAATGGTGGAGAATAAAAATTTTTATACGATTTTGAAAGATACTATACTACAAACTATAAAAGATAATGAAAATTTCAGACTTGGCATTTATGAAATAACAGATATTCCAAATAAAGATGCTAATGGCAAAATAACTAAATATACTGCTAATATTAAACACTTAAATACTAAAACACAATATGATAATGTGCCAATAATGACAATAGGTGCTGGCAATTTAAAAGGAATATTAACAGTGCCAAGTCCTGGAGATTTTGCATTTGTTGCTTTCATAGACAAAGACCCTGTAATATTGGGAACATTATTTGATGTTTATACTCAAGCTCAAGATAATATTCCTGCAATAAAACCAGGAGAAATGATTATTGTTGCAAAAGAAGCAGGGTCATATATTTATTTTGATGAAGATGGAAAAATAACAATTGCAGGAACTGCGATTAATTTTAAGGCATTATAAAATGGTATTAATAACAACTGCGGATGGTTCGTGTTTACATACAGGAACTGATTGTGGATTACCTGTTGCTGGCACGCTAACAAGCATTGGTCAATCATTTGTAACAATAGAAAATCAATTAATAATAATTAATGGTGACCAATTAGATGTGCCAATACATAATAACCCACCATGTGTGCCACCAAACAATATACCGCATACATATAATATAGATACAGTTGCTCAATCATGGGTAACTATTAATAGCATACCAATATGTTTAGTTGGTGATTCATTTGCTGGAGATTTAACAGAAATTGATACAGCAGGAACAAATACATTTGTAACAATATAGGTGATAAATAATGATAGAACTTTCACAAGCATTAGCAAACCCAAAAGAGTTTTTGGGACGTGACATTAAATTAATTAATAATGATATTAAATTTAGTGGCAGTAATGATTTTGATTTTGCTATCTATGAAACTAATTTAGGACAAGCTATAAAAATGAAATTATTAACAACGCTTGGAGAATTAACTTTACATCCTAATTATGGAACTAGATTATCTGATTTATTAGCAAGAGGGTATAGTGATAATATAGTAATAAAAATCAAAGAAGAAATAAGAGCAGGACTAATGCAAGAGCCGCGAGTTGAAAAAATTAAACAATTAAAAATAAATAGAATCAATAATGTATATCAAGTTGATATAGTAGTTAAACCAATTAATAGTAAAAAAACATACAATCTAATATTTGATTTATTTGAATAGGAGGAAAACTAAATGTCATTTACAACAAAAACAACAACAAATATTATTAATGATATGATTATAAATATAGTTACTAATGTAGACCAAGTTTCAGATGTTAATCCAGGAAGTGTATTAAGACAATTAACAGAAGCATTATCATCTGAAGTATCTAATTTGTATGATGAATTAGAAAATGTCTATGAAGGCACTAGAATATTAACAGCAACTGAAGATGATTTAGAAAATTTAGGTGCTATTGTTGGGATTACGAGAACTGCTGGGTCTGAGTCTCAAGGAACTATTACGTTCATAAGAGAAACAGTTGCAACTGGTGATTTTACAATCCCTTCTGGTTCAATTATTTCTACAAATCCAGCTTTAGGGACTCAATATAAATTTACTTTAGATGCTGATACATTATTTGATTCTAATATAGCAGCAGAAAGTATAACATATACTGATGGTGTTTATTTATATCCATTATCACAAAAATGGATTGGTAGCATAACAGCAATGACAGGAACTGCAGCTGCTGCCCCTTATGTATTTATAGAAGCAACAGATTTTGACCAAACAGAAATAGACGGTGAATATATACCAGATGTAACGTCACTTGTAGAGGTTGATACTTGTGAAGCAACAGCAACATGGGTGGCAAGTGCAGATGCAACAGCTATTGCAACAGATGCTGTTAATTTTAAACAGGGAAGTAACTCACTAAAATTAGGTAAAAATGGCGGTGCAAGTGATGGTGTTAGTTATTACAAACCATTAGCTGCAACAGTTGATGTTACAGATAAGAGATTATTTATTTGGATTAGAATAGTAGATGCTGCTGCATTAGCTAAAATAACAAGTATCACATTAAGATTATCATCAAATACTGTACCAACAAATAATTATTATGAATTTACATTAAGTGATTTAGAAGTAGGCTGGAAATTATACAATATTGGATATACAGATACAGATACAACTCAAACAGGTTATCCTAATACAGATTCAATTGCTAGCATAAGAATAGATATAACAGTAGATGCAGCTGCAACTCTTCTTGATTCTGGGGATGTTAATATAGATTATTGGCATTCAACAACTGCTGATGAAACTTATTATGGTGAGGTTATCGAATTTGACCAGACGGGAACTTTGCCAGATGATGCAACTGCATTTTTAACAACTTGGAAACCATTAAGCGTTGATGGATTAGCTACTGCTCAAGCAATTGGTATTAATTATAATGTTGCTGCTAATTCAATAGTTTACAAAGTAAGTGCTATTGCAAATATTTCAAGTTTAACTAATTATCATAGTTTAACAGGCGGAACTGCTGAAGAAGACGATGACGCATTAAGGACTAGAATTCAAAGTGCGGCAGAAGCAGCAGCAAAAGCAACTGTTACTGCGATTGAACAAAATTTATTGGCAGTGTCTGGAATACAAAGTATTACTGTTGATGATTTACCATTATTAGAAATTTATGGACCAACTGGTGGAGTTAGAACACAAGAATCTTATATTATGAATACTGCTGTTGGTAGAGATAAAATCAAATTTGAAGTTGTGTATTTGGATGATACAACTGCACCAACTAATATTATTGTTGCAAACGCTTATGATGATATTGTTGCTGATTATGTATATGGAACAGCTAGTGATTATTATATAGATTCAGACACGAACGAAATTGTTTGGGACACTTCCAATCCAGGAGTATCTTGTCCTGCTAATGCAGCAACTTATTATGTCGGTTATCAAGCAAATTGGTTAGGTCACGTTCAAGTCTATGCTGCTGGTTATGCTTCTCCATTATCATCTGCAATTTCAACAGCAGTAGATGCGGCTATACTTGCAGTCAAAGCCGCAGGAATAGATGTGGATTGGGAAGAAGCAACACCTAATTATATAAATATCGAATGTACAGTTACTATTGATACTGCAGGAGGATATAGTGCAAGTGAAGTTAAAACAAATGTTCAAACTGCATTAATTAATTGGCTAAATGACAAAGATATTGGCGATGATGTATTAATTGCTGAATTTTATGAAGTTGTAATGAATATAGATGGAGCTACAAATGTAGAAATAACAGATTGGGATGGAGATGTTGTTGCTCCATTCTCTGATGTTAGTATAGGAACTAATGAAGTTGCAAGACCAGAAGATGGAGGAATTATTGTTAATTAAATATATTTAAATATATATTATGACAATAGAATAATATGACAGAAACTTCATCACAAATTAACGAAAGAATCCTAACAACTTATTTCCCTAGTTGGTGGGATAAATCTAATAATTTATCAAATTTATTTTTATCTTACTCTGAAGAGTTTGAAGAATTATATACAAATTTTACTGGGCTAAGAACTGAAATAGATTTAGATACAATGTCAGGTAGTTTCTTAGATGCTTTTGCTAAATTGTTTAAATTGGCAAGAGGAGATGGAGAAACTGATGCAAGTTTAAGAAGTAAAGTTAAAGCTTATTGGCAAGCAATCACTGGTGGTGCAACCCCAGCTGGAATCATCAATGCGATTGGATTATTAATTGGAATCGATACTTCATTGATTGATGTTGATGAACAAAATTCTTATTATTCAACTTTTGTATTAGACCCTTGTGAAGAAAATGGAGATGGTCGATTTACTGCAACAGATGATGCTAATAATTTAACAGTTGATGCTGTTACATATTATGAAGGTGCAGCTTGTATTAATTTTGATGCTAATGCTGGTACTGATATTACATTAACTAGAACTCCTGTAGCAGCTGACGATTTTAGCGATTATGAAACTGGCTATTATTTAGGATTTAAAATGTACATTCCTAATATATTAGGATTAACACATATTCAAGTTGTATTAACAGATGGTGCTGGTGCAACAAAAACATACTTAGATTATAGTGTTGTTGAATCAGGATGGCAAAAGATTCATATTGAACTAGAAAATCCAAACTCAGAAGTTGGCACTTTTGATTGGACTGATGTTGTTTCAATTGATATTAGTGCTATATATAATGGTGCTGTTGCATATACAGATTTTCGAGTTGATGAATATGCTTTTGAAACTTATGATTATAATATGAGAATAAAAATAGATGTTACTTATGATGGCAGTTTTGATTTAAGTTTATTGAATAATGTATCAACTATAGTGGATTCATCAAAAGCAGCTGGAATATATTATGGTGGAGATGGCGACGTTAATATTTATTCAGAAGATGATATTTTTTTAGTTAATTTAAGCGAATACAATGAAGATGATGAAATTTTATAAGGAGGCATAAAAAAATGGCAATGAATTTTCCAGGAGATACAACAAGTAGAG